GTAGGAAACCTTCCAGAAAGTAATCTGGGGGTTACCAGTCAGGTAAACGTCTTGGGCGCCATAGGCGACAAGTTGCATAAGTCCTCCACCCATTGTAAAATGCTTGTTATACTATTCAAAAAGAAAAAAAATTCGCGATTTTGACATATTATACGAAATAATCAATAATAAATCATTGATAAATCAACGAAATACAAATTAAACAAAAATTGCTAAACCTTCTTATACTACAATAACGGCAGCGGTGGCGACGGCGGCAATAGAACGATGTCATTATTCAAGTATAAGCCTCCCAAGAAGATTATGCTGGATGAGCGCAGTATAACTACACTAGATAGCAAGCATAAAGAATTACAGACCGAATTTCAATATATACAAGATACAATTATACCAGGACTTGAAAATGAGAAAAATATGCTAAAGGAGCGACTGGCGATGTTGAAATCGGGGGGTCCGCCGGGGGTTCCGCCCCCCAACGGCGGGAACTACGTTCTATTAGCAGGGGGAGGTGGTGGATCGGCGGGGGGAGGTGCGATAGGATGTGATGATGTGGATTCTAGCAACGATGACGTGGATTCTAGCGGCGAAGCGCGAGGTCGTGGAATCGCGGAAGGGACCGGAGCGATTTCGCGGCCGAGTACGAGCATAGACGAATGCCTCGAAATCCGTGACCGGATTAAAGAAATCAATGTGGCCATCAAAAAGCACCAGCAAGACTATAAAAACTACTACCTCCACAATAGCGAGTATATCTTTGAGTATTTTGAGACCAAGAAAACCATAACAAGCGGCGGCTCAATGAAGACGAAATCTCTAAATGCGTTCTTCAATCTCCCCGAAGCGAAGAAAACCGAGGAATTATTCAAAAACCAGCACAATAATGTTGAAAAGTATCTGGCGAGTATCGACCAGACCTATATGGATGTTTCTAAATATGTCTACCCCACAGATATTTGCCAGTTCTGCCACAAAGGCGAGATGATTCCGGTTGAAAGCGAAGGCATTATGGTATGTAATCAGTGCGCGAAGCAGGTGGTATTCTTAATTGACAATGAGAAGCCATCTTATAAGGAGCCGCCTAAAGAGGCGTGTTTTTACGCATATAAGCGCATCAACCATTTCCGCGAAATCCTCGCGCAGTTCCAGGCGAAGGAGACGACATGTATTCCCGAGAACGTGCTAGAAAGCATCAAGCAGCAAATCAAGAAGGAGCGGATTGAGATTACCCAATTCACCGATAAGAAAGCGAAAGAGATTATGAAGAAGCTGGGGTTTAATAAATATTACGAGCACATTCCATTTATTAAAGATAAGTTGGGGATTAAGCCGCCGGTGATGACGCCTGACCTCGAAGACCGTTTGTGTAATCTGTTTATGGAAATCCAGGGACCCTATGCGAAGTTTTGCCCCGACGACCGGGTGAATTTCCTGAATTATTATTATACGGTGTATAAGCTGTGCGAGTTACTGGGGCGGCGCGAGTTCCTGCCGTTTTTCCCGATGTTGAAAGACCGAGAGAAGCGGATAGAGCAAGACCAGATATGGAAGCAGATATGTATTGAGCTGGATTGGGTGTTTATTGCGACGCCGTGATGCCGCCAGGCCGTCTACGTCCTCCTCGCCTTCTTCCTATGATTGCGCACCCCTCCCACCCCGCCACTGGCTAAACTGTGCGATTTATAGTAGACTTGTGCGTTGTCCGTATACAATCCAAACATTGAATACGGGTGACGCGCAAGCACGGTGAGTGTAACGGTGGTGAAGTGGTAACTCCCCGTATTCCGAATAGTGAGGGTATACGCACCGGGTTCAGTGGCGCGCGACGTCGCCATAATACCAGTGACATTGTTTACACCGATACCTCCATATGAAACAGGAACGCCGTCCGTCACGCGATATAACACATACATCCGACCTCCGCCAGTAATGATTCCGGGTGCGGCCGTTTGTGCGTCTCCAGATACGACGGTTGTAGAAAACGAACGCACCATCGCAGGCGGCGTCCCCGCGACCACTGTGCGCGCATAAGGCGTATAACCCATCGCGTAGATTTCGTAAGGTGTATTGGCGCCGGCGTATACCCATTTCGTGCCGATAGGTGCTGCGGCGGAGGCGGGGGTGCCCGTAAGCGCAGTATTTGCGGTGGTATTACTCCAACCGGTGCTTGCCGCGTTCCCGGAGAGAACAATGGTGCCGTCCACCACATTGACCGACCCCGTTAGGTCGCTATACCCCGGAATGATATACCCGCCATTTACGTGGCTCGTCGCACCGACGACATAACAATTTGACACCGTTTTATTCGTGGTATTCCCGCCTTGATTTCCGAGAATACCACCGCTACTTTCAGGTATCGCGCCAACTGAATAACAATTGGTGATAGCGACTACACCGCATTCGCTTCCGATGATACCGCCGCCATAGTTGCCAATCGCGCCTCGGCTATAGCAGTCGCTGATGGCGTGACCCGATGAACTTCCAGAGTACCGCCCCGAAATACCTCCCGCATTTGGGTTCATATTTCCGGTGGAGTAACAGTTCGCGAAACTGGCGGCACCGGTGGACTGACCGGCGATACCGCCGCCGTAGGTGCCAATGACGCCGGTAGACCAACACGACTCGCAACTCAACGCACCCGCAGTGGATGGTGAATTCGCACCGATGATACCGCCGCCGGCATCCCCTATAATCCCCGACGAAGAGCAACTCACGCATTTCACCGGGCCGGCGTATTGCCCGATGATTCCACCGCATCCAACGCCCGTATCCCCCGTGGAATGACAGTTCAAAATAATGTTATTGGACCCGGCGGTCCCCTTCCCGAAATACGCTTGTCCTATCCAACCGGCGCCTGATGCGAGGGTCGCGCCGCCTGATGCGCGGATTTCCATATTCATCGCATAGATGTCGGCTGCGCCGTTTCCACCACTATTGCCGTTTTGAATGAGGCCTGGATAATCAGTAATACCGTGTATCGTGATAATGGGGCGAGTCCCATCTGGTTTTAGAATTCTAGAACCGAATTGGATACCGTTTGAGCCGCAGATGAAATAACTACTGGTTCCACCGATTGTTGTATCAATTGTAATATCTGTTATGAATTCAATGGTCAAATTCCCGAGAGGTTGGTCGGAATTTATAAATTCGGTTATGTATAAAAACATCTCCGTCCACGAAACCATATCAATACTATAATAGAGTGGTTCGCCGACTGCGGCTTGTCGTATATAGACGGTGGTTCCGCCGGGATAGGCAATACCGGTGGGAATAACCCCCACAGCAAATCCGGTCTCACTGATTGGTCCGAGTAGAAGACGCGGTTCGGCGTCTGCGTCAGTTCCGACCGTTTCGTGGGAGACACCCTCGGAGAATATATAACCGTATCCGCGGCGGATAGGGTACATTACGCCGTCTACGGCAAGGTCACCTGCGCTATCCGTCAAATATACTAAATGCGTATGTGTAAACCCGGAAATACCGGTGTCGATGTGTGCTGGTGTATCTCCCTTCACCCAACGCATCGGAATTGTGGTGATGTGTGATAACTGGAGCCCCATACGCGCAAACAGTTCCGAACGAATCGCGGGTGTAAGTGGGACAGTAAATTTCTCGGACGACGCGGACGCAGTTTTTGCGTTAATCCGTGCTTTTGCGGCGAGAACATCCTGGCGCGAGAGAATATAATCTATTGTCTCGTTTGACAAAACATTGACGAATTGTCCTTCCATAATAAGAATAAGAAGAATAAGAATAAGAATAAGAATAAGAATATAATATATACGAATATGAAAATATTATACAATTCCGGTTGAATTATTACGCCGTAGCATCCACCTTCACCCATGACGACGACTCTGGGCACAAATCGCGCGTATCATGGGACGCGCCTGGACCAAACCACACGCTCGGGTAACATACTACCTTCTTCGGGTTCGCATTGAAATACGCAGCCCACCAGCTAAATGTGCTATTCGCGATGATATTGTGGTCGCACACACTCATTAAAAGCATCTGCTGCCAATCGGCGATGGTGTCACGGACGAAATGAAACTGGATATCGCGACCATACGCAGGCCCGTCGACGTCGGTCGCGAAACGGTGTTTTATTTCCGCAATGTGCTTGAGAACGATTTCCTTGTCGCACGGTTCGTAGAAGACGAGAAATGAATACGCGGTAGTAGCCGATGAGGTCGACGAGGTCGACGTCCCCGAGGCGGCAGCGGTGGCAACAATCTGCGAAATCGCGCGATAATAATAATCAACCGTCATCACCGGATGGATATGTAAATTCAGCACCGAGTCACCAATGCGAAAATGTATGCTTACTAATTCGCGGCGCGGTTGTTTCACAGGATTTCCATCCGAGTAATCGCCGCTCCATGTTTCGTTTGCGTAAAGTTGCTTTATCGCGGTTTGTTGGTCCCGTAATTGTAACATATCGCATATCTCTGCGTATTTATCTGCGAAATACTTCTCACTCTGGAAATACCCATGAATACGCAGTGGTTTCGGATACTTCACGGTTTCCATGGGAAGGGCCGTATACTGAAACCCGATTTCATCCCATCGCGGCAAGGACTGAAACATTTTCTCGGTCACAGGATTACTGGGTGTGAGATATTGTCGTAATCCGCGCAATAATGTGGTCCAATGTGTATAACGTGGATGTCCAGGATGACCCTCTAATTCCTGTTGCTGCATAAAAAAGAATGTGTCGTGATTGCGAAGAGCTGCTGCGATGACTGCGAATATTTGGAACAGCTGGTTTCCTAACCCGCCCATAATCGTGGCGGTTATCATTGTAACAATATATAATACAAACGTCTCGGTTTAAGTTTGTATTATAAGAGAAAGTCCCGGAATAAAAACCATAGCGCGTCCTCGTTTGTCTCGTTTATTTTTATGATACAAAAATCGGGGCTAGTGGTCCCGGGCGGCGTTCCATCGTTCGTTCCGTTTATTCCGTTTATTCCGTTTATGGTTCCACTATTCGTAAACACACAATGCGCGATGATATGTTGGTCGTCTTGAATAATCGCATTATTCGCAATATAAAGTTCAAGAATTTCTTGAAACCGGGAACACCACCATAACGCTTTTTCGCGTCCCGTAATATAAAACCCGCCGCTTAACATATGTGCGCACCTGGGATATGATTCTCTCGGAATTCCGGTATCGGGGTCGGCATTGTTAAAATGCCGTGTGTAATAAGTATACCCATTATATAGATTACTCGGCGATATATTACATCCATAGTATACCTTATCTTTACGAAGTCGGTTGATTTTATCTGGGTTGGGCCAGTGTTCGCATATTCTCTCGCGATAAGCGGCAGATGCTAATGTATCGCGAAAATACCCAACATCACACCACCCGTAATATTCAGTGTCAAAGTATTGTTTTTCAATGGTCTCCCTTACAAAATGGGTCTTTTCGCACCACAGCATATTGACACGCCAATCTGCGATTTCTGTGAGTTTACATTCGGGGCGCACATTGTTATCCGTCCAAAATCTCTCGTGTTTCGAGTTATGAAACTCTGAAAATGGTTTGAGGATGACCTTTATTTTTCGCTGGGGGTCCTCCCCCAATTTTAGAACTTCATCGCAAACGATGCTGTATTCATGTTCGCCGGTATAAATAACCAGATAAAACCGGTTCACGACGCGAATAAAATCGCGAAACCAATTCATATGTTTTTCGTAGCCGTGTCGATTTTTCATACCATACAAACACGAACTAAATGTTATATTTACAGCGGCCATTTTACAGAAAATCGAATACTGTCATACACACAGAAATATTTATATAATATTTATTGTAATATAAAAACGATACGTTATTCAATATATATTGATATTTATATTGAATAACAATGCTTCGTAAATTTTCCGATATAAAGCACGCGATATACATCAATCTGGATTCGCGGACGGACCGTCGCGAATTATTCGAAAAGCAGTTCGAGGAGCTCCATCAGCGATACCCGCGTGATTTCGCCTTTGCTCCAGTTGCTCGTTTTTCGGCCATAAGGGACGACAAGAACGGCGCGATTGGGTGTACGAAAAGCCATATTGAATGTATTCAGATTGCGAAGAATAATGGGTGGGACCATGTTCTCATTTTTGAAGATGATGCGTTGCTTATTCACCCCGAAGTGCTAGTTCATCAAGTGTCTTCCTTTCTATCGCGGTTTCGCGATGAATGGGACGTCGTATTATTTTCCGGGAATAATTTTCCGCCATTTAAGATAGAAGCGCCGGATTGTTTTCGGGTTGCGAATTGCCAGACGACGGGATGTTATTTAGTATGTAGTCGGTATTATGACACGTTACTCCGTAATTTCGAAGAAGGGCTTGCGGGGCTCACTGCGAACCCGATAAATGCGCCGGTCTATGCGTGCGATGCGTATTGGAAACGACTTCAACGTGCTGACCGATGGTATCTTATTACTCCGTTATGTGTAATCCAGCGCGCGGGTTATAGTGATATAGAGAAAAAGAACGTAAATTACGAGAAATTGATGACGGACCTGGTAAAAAAGCCGCCGCCGCCTAATCCGGCGGTGCCGCGAAGGCGTATATAAGTAGCGCCTAGACTCTATGTGTCCGTCAAATACTGGTCTACGACCCACCACGCAAAATCGCGGTCGCTCGGATAATGATGCCCCGCCATAATCCGAATATTCGCGCACTTGGTTGCGACCTCCATCACCGCATGGGTTTTGGCGGGAAATTTCCGCGCGAGTATTTTAGCTAAATAATAAGTCTGAACGGCGTGCCCGGATGGGTATGCGGGTGTTGCCGCGGAGTCCGACCGTAACAGTGTCCCATTCGCCTCATTGATGATTTCGGGGGCGATTTGCGCGGGTCGGGCGCGATTATAGACCCATTTCAGCATTTTCGTTATAAAGATGACACGGGTGTTTGTCATAATCCGGTCCATTTCCGCGAGGGACATTTCGTCGGGTGTAATAATCGGGCTAAATGCAGCGGCTGGATTCATATCCGTAAGTCGGAAAAACGCGACATCGCTCGGCATTCGCTTCATAATATATTCAGTGACCACGGTGTGGATTTCTGCGCGACTGTCCGGGAATGCTTTACCGAACCCGGGTAGGGCGAGATTAAATGACGGATACCACCAATAATAACGAGATGGTTGGACGAGGAGAACGATAATATACGTAATTGCTAAAGCTACGAAAATACGGAACCGGTCGGGGTCACGTTCTACAATATTGTAATGATACGAATTGAAGCGGTCGCGGAGTTCGGATACTGCGCCGCTTTCTTTTTTGGGCGGGGGGAATCCGACCCAGGACCGAAATTCATTGACTCCTGGTAGAACGACCATTGCGGTAATATATACTAGTTGAAGCATATATTACGGGGAATGAAAGAATTGACTCTGTGGGGGGTATTTAGACGCGAAGGGGGGTGGGGAAGCCGACGAGGTTGGCGCCGATACCGAAGCCCGCACCAGTCCTGGCGGAAACAGCCAAACTGGGGACATACGTATCCAGAATGCTGAAGGTGGCGGCGGCGGTGAGCGCAATAAGGGCGACCTCGTCAAATGATAAACTGCGTTTGGGGATGGCGTAAGCGGCGATAGCCACCATAACACCTTCGACCAAATATTTAATGGTTCTCTTCACGAGTTCGCCTAAATCAAAAACTCCGGACATTTTGTTTTTTATTATAAATAATGATAAGAAATTAATATTTATAAGAGTTGTGCGTTAAAACACTTAAACAACTATAATGTAGTATATTATACATTCCATTCGGCTCCATTCCATTCGGCTCCACGATGTCTGTTCCACCCCCTTCCGGCGTTGAATTGAAGCACACCAATACCGGTGCTGTTAATCCTAAATATATCGACCTGTTAGAAGAAGACAAACCCATCGCAGGGCAGAAGTTCGCGTGTCTCTCGTTCGTTTCCCCAGAACACATTTTGAAGCAGAAGGACCAGTTCTTCTTTGAGAAGTTTCTTCATTACTGGGACTATCAAAAGTCTATGGAGAAGTTTGTCCAGTTTCTTAATTTCGTTTCATTTAAGCACCACGTGAATTTTGACAAATTGACTGCGGACTTTCAGGAGTTTGCTAAAGAAGAGAAGGAAACGCTTCAGAAGACGAACATCTATGATGAGTATAAGACGTTCCTGGACAAGCACGAGGACGACCTTGATGCGGAATTCAACGAGAAGCACGACTTCCAGACAACTGTGCGCGGGTTGAAAGTGCGCGGTGTATTCGGTTCACAGAAAGAGGCCGAGTTGCGTTGCCAGATGCTGCGCGAGGTGGACCCTAATCACGATGTATTCGTCGGACCTGTCGGTTTGTGGGTGCCCTTTCACCCTGACGCATATAAGACCGGACGTGTAGAATATATGGAGGAGACATTGAATCAGTTGATGGTAGAGAAGAAGAAGAACGAAGACCAGGCCAAGACCGAATTTGAGAAGCGTGTCAAGGAGACGAAGGCGAAGGCGATTCAGGAGAATATGAAGTTGGCGAAGGAGAGCGGGAATAAGTTGACACAGATGTTGGCGAAGGACGGCGAGACGTTGGTGGATGCGAAGCCGAAGCTCACGGAGGGCGGCAGCAGTGCGAGCGAGGGAGTGGGCGGTGGTATCTGGAACGCGGTGGACGAGTCGGCGTCAGTGACGATGACCGTGGAAGAGATGCGCAAGGAACTGTTTGAGAGCGAGGATGTCGTTATGGATAAGAATAGCGACCACGGGTTGTCACGGTTGGCCTCGGCGGGGGCAAAGGAGATGGATAACGTTGATTAGTATTTGAATTTTCTAAATGAAAACAAAGGTCATTATTACTACTGGTAGATACAGTAATAATAATGTGAATTCGTTACCTAGACGGATTGCGCGACACAGTAATAATAATCCTTGAAGACTGTTTTGTCTTTGACACTGCGACTCATTTTGGCGGCGGAGAACCCTTCAGCGACGGCTGCTTTCGCAATCGTATCCCATGTTTTCAATAGTTGATTTGAATTGACTATGCGTTTCTCAACTTTCTTGCCGGTGGTTGAAATTTGGACACTAATCACCGGATTGGCCTGT